TTATGGTGTATTTAAAATATACAGAATAAACTTAAAAAATCCAAATATTTTAATTATATTTTTAAAAAAGAAACATGATAATAATAGACGTAACAAAAGAAAAAAACCTTGAGATTGCACTTAAAAAGTACAAAAACAAGGTTTACAAAACTAAACAGACCGAACAGTTAAGAGAAAGACAAGAGTTTGTTAAACCGTCAGTTCTTAAAAGGGCTGAAAAACTTAAAGCTATTTACAAAGAAAAGTTAAACGGTCCGCAAGATTAATCTAAACTTTTACTAAGTTCAATCAATCTGTAATAGTTAAACTTATTAACCGTAGATTCGGTCACCTCTTTCTTTGCTTGATTTAATTTATCAATCAATGCTGAATCGGTTTCCTCTGAGATTAATTTATCAAATTTACCTGACATTGATTCTTTTAATGATGTCATTTCCTCAGATAACTCAACATCTTTCATAGAAACAATCTTTTTGAATGTTTCCTTTTGTTCTTCATTCATGAAGTCAGTAAACTTGGTGTTGAAATTATTCACCAAAACTGCATTTAACAATGATTGGTTATCGGTATGGACCGGTGATTCTGAAACATGATTCACTTTCGAAGTAGTTAAACTTTTCAGTAATTTTTCCTTAGCGACTACTTTCTTCTCAACATTCAATAATGTAACATCTTCAGAAAGTATGTCTAAACATTCATAGATTTCGTTTTTATCGGTACTAACGTCTTTTAATAAATTAGACAAGTTAGTTAATGATTCACCCAACTGTTTTGATTTTTGAATTAAAAGAGTTTCAATTTGTTCAACAAACAACTTTGCAGTTTCAACACTTGGGATATGTTTATTTTCAATATCTTCATAAAACAGATACATCTCAACCAAATCTTTATTTGATTTGACTTGTTTTAATAAATCCTTTACACCTGATTTGTTATCAGTTGTGTAAGACTCTGCTAGCTTAACTAACAATTTTGTTTTTACATCTCCAAAATTTGACATTTTATTGTTCGTTTAATATATCTTTTAATTTATTTTCTATTTCATAAATATTCTGTTGTGCTTTATTGACATCAAAAAGGTCACTAATATTGGTATCTTCACCTAACATACTTAGAATATTACGTTTCTTGCTCGATTCACTTAACGGAGCTGACTCACCTCCACCTGCGGGTTCTGGTGCTGCTCCACCCATATCGGCTCCACCACCCATCTCACCACCGGCCGGTGCTTCACCACCCTCTTGTCTTTCACCTTCAGGTACACCGTACTTGGCATCCACATCATCAAATACCCCTGAACGTTTAATAACATTCTGAGTATTGGTCAATTCAAATCCCATTGCTCTTTCAATACGTTGTTGTTGTAAATCGAGAAGTACTTCACTATCACTCATACCAAGGATATTTTTCTTGGCCCACGTGTGAGATACCGGTAAGATACCTACTTGTGATTGGTCAGAAGTTGCGTTTTTATATAATTCAATCTTTTCTTTCCATTGTTCAATCTTTAATAGGTCTGACTGTGCCGATGGATTTGTTAATGAAAGAGAGAAATTATCTAACTCGTCCTCCATACCTAAAAGGTATAAATGGATAAGAGCAATTTTATTAAGTTCTTGAATTAATGATTTTTGTATTCTATTGATGGTTCTTGCGAAACGAATATCCATCAATGCTAACTGTTTACCATCACCCACAACTTCTTCAAAACCTAAGAACGCCTTTGGAATACGAAGTGCTGCCAACATCTTCTTTTGGATGTATTCGATGTCTGCAATTTCACCTAAGTTCTGAGCCCCTGCTAATGTCTCGATTGGGTTAGTTTGTGCTGGGTCACGAATAGGGATGAAATAATCTTGGTCAACCGCCATTTGATTATATCTCATATCTACCTGACCGTTTCTCGGGTCAACTATTTGGTCTCTTTTGAATTTATTGGCAACACGTTGTACATATGCTTCGATATCTTTATCGTCCATATTACCTACGAATACTTTGAATACACGTCTTTCAGGTGCTCTTGTTGTTCTATAAATCAACATAGCATCTTCCGCAAGAAGTAATTGTTTCCAAATTCTTCTAATCTTATCCAACATAGATGTACCGTAAGGAAGTTTTCTATCATCACCTAATAATCTAAAGTGTGCGATTTCCCATGCTTGGAATTCCAATTCTTTATTCTTCCATTGGAATCTTAGTTCTCTTGTTGGTACCTTGGCATCTCTTTGGTTAGGTGTTTTTGATTCTCTACCTTCGATTCTTTCAATTTCAATGTTCGGTAATTGCTGACACCCAACAATACCCGTTTCGGGGTCAATCTTTAGGTAAACAAAATCATCACCGTATTTACAAACACCTCTCGCCCACATCTGTAGGTTAGTGTTTAAATCTAAACGGTTTATAAATAAATCTTCAAGTATTGATTTTACTCGTGTCGATTCAGAAAAAATTGTAAGGATTTCACCTTTTTCTGATAGTGTGGTAGATTCTTCCGCGTAGATATCAAGTGCTGCAGAAATCTCAGGAGTAAACTCCATAGATTCATAATCGTAGTATGCTGCTAATCTATTTGGTTCATAGTATACCGATTGATTGTAAAGAGATTGTTCGAGTTTGGTCCATTTATCAGCAATGTATTGGCTCTGTTGTGCCTGTAACATTGCCTTTTCATAATCTTCTCTACTACTTGTCTTTAGTATCTCATCTTTGGAAAAATTAAATGAAGGTGCTTCCTCTGGTCTTGTGTTACCGGGGAACCCAAACATCTTGGTTAACCTCTGAAATACTGTCTTATTATCTGTTGCCATGTATATAAATAGTTTTCTTTAGAATATAAATAATTTTATTGGGTTAATAAAGAGGTACTATTTCCTTTTGGAAAATAACCAAGAATACTCTTTATAGTGGTCTTTAGTTGGTGAACCCAAGGGATGGTTGTTATTTGACCCGCCACCCATTTGTATTGCCGCAATAGAATCCATGGTACTTCCATATGAATAAAACGTTTGTTTTGCTTCATATGTCCTTTCAGAAACCGTCCAAGATTCCAACATGGCTTTATTGGCATTCTCATTCTTCTGTAACTGACTGAAACACATGTCACCTGCGTAGAGTGCCATGGATAAACTCATAATTGAGTCGTCATGTGCACCCTTCATGTGGTCAGGTCTTCCGTTGATGTAAACAAATGTGTTTAATTCGTTCATTAATCTGGCGGACCTAACGGCAAATCCTTTTCTTAATTGTTCTTCAAATGCCGCAACAATCTGTGTTCTTTTATTGTTAAAATTAATCCCCGGTATTTTATCCAATGCTTTGGAATTGTATTCCCAAATATTTTTAGTGTTTACCCCATCAATATACAAGTTCTTATAATTCATCTCTTGTAATTTTCTTGATGTGGCAACTCCCATACCACCGGTAATATCAATTACTATAAATGCTTCATATAAAACTCCCCATTTATAGGCAATTGCCGCCAAATCATCAGGAGGTATTTTACCAATATATTCTACGACTTGTTCTCTTTCATCAAAATCAACAATATTAATTGCGGAGAAATCTTCACTATCACCTCTACTAACGTCAACACCCATTATATATCTGTGACCAACAACAGGTTCTTTCCATTGCCAAAAGGTACCTTGCATATATTTTTCTTTGGGTTCACGTAACATGTTTTTAGTGATGTTATCTTGAACATCACCGGGTATAACACCGTCACCCGAACCTAAGAAATCACATTCTAATTCCTGTGCAATTTTCCTTCTATCATACTTGAATTTTTTTGACATTGATTCAAACCAAGACGAGAATGGTTTGTAACCTTCATCCAAGTACTCATTATATTTTTCAATGTCAAACTCATACATTACGACTTCATTATCATCGTATTGCTCTCTATTCAACATGTAATGTGTGATATCATTACATTTCACCCATCTTAAATCTTTAGTGTAACGTGGGTCTTTAAACCATCTTAAATCCGTAATATGGAAGTCGTTCATTTTCCTTATTGCTTGGTCGTACACACCATAATAAATTGGGTCATAACCGTTTGGTGTCGAAATTAATATAATCTTACCACCGGTAGACAAAGATGCCATAGAAGCAGCCCAGAAGTCTTCACCAGCTTCAATATACGCGGCCTCATCAAATACA